CGTTCACAGTGAGCAGGGTGTCGTCGGGGTTGGCCTCGGTCACAGCTCCGTTGTCGCCGTTCTGAGCGGTCACGCTCGAGCCGGTGGTGACGCGCGAGACGTTCACGGTGAGGCCGGAGTCGGTGAGGGGCAGCTGACGGCTGACGTCGCAGGTGTTACGGCCGGCGCGCAGGAACGGAGCGGCGAGGCCGGTCAGGTACTGCGGGACGACCAGGCCGGCGAAGTTGGACGAGCCGACGTCGCGGAGCTCGACGCGCATCTCGGACTGGTGCCGAGCGAGACGCTGTGCAGCTCCGGCATCGCCGAGGAACTGGGCGGCGTAGGCGTCCTGGAAGAAGGAGAACTCCTTCTCCTCGGCGCGGTACGTCAGGGGCTCGGACTTGACTTCGATGCGGTTCACGGCCGCAGCCTCCTTCGGGCTTTCGGTGGAGGCGACTTCGGCGCGGAGCTTCGCGGCCTCGAGGTTCGCGACCTGAATCTCGCGGAGGTCGGCGATGCGGCCATCGAGCTCCTTCGCGCGCTTCGTGAGATCGCCGACGTTCTTGTCTTCGGTCTCGGAAAGGTCGCGATGCTCTTCGGCAGCGCGGTTCAGGGTGGCTTCGACGGACGTCGCGATTTCGGCGCGCTCGGCGATGAGTTGGTCCAGCAGCTTCATTTCGGAATTGTCTCCTGTTGAGGGTTTCGGTTTCCGGTGTCTGCTGGTGCGGATGCGGCGAGCGATGACGGCCGAGCGGATTCTAGACAGATCGCTTCGCGAATGTTGATCTTCAGGCTTCGCGTTCGCGTTCGACGAGGCGCTCGAACCAGGTCTGAGCGTTCAATCGGTTTTGCCGATTGATCTGTCCACCCCAAAGCAGCCATGCGACCTGGCCGGCTGTTGGCCGGTCTCGTTCTCCGTCGAGATAGGCATCGGCGTCCGGTGAGTCGAGGTCCGCGATGTGTCGAGCGAACCAGGCTGCGGCTCGCACTGCTTTATCGAGGTCGACGTACCCTTCGGCCATCCGTCGCGCTTCGCGGATGGTGCGCGGCTGGAGACCATCGCCGGCGTACTCGAGGAGCTGGAGGCCACGTTGAGCGGCGCTCGAGATGTTTCCTGGCACCTTGAACTCGGGCATTAGTCCCTCGGTGCGAAGATTCGTATCTCTTCTGTTTGGCCGCTAGCGCAGATGCCGTAGAGGGCGAGACCAGTCCTGAGTTGGAACTCGATCGGGGCAGCGTGTTTCGCGATCGGGAATCCGTTAGCGGTCGTGACGCTTGCCGAGTCGCCGATGTAGACAGTGTTGTTTCCGACGACTTGCAGGTAGACAGGCCGGAACTCGTCCTCGGCGCTGAGCAGCAACGTTGCGGTCGACGTGACTGTGACTGCGATGTTCGATGCCATCAGATAATCAGTCCTCTCCATTTTGCGAGTCGCGGTGCGACCTCGGGATCGTCCGGATCGTAGGAACGGACGGACAGGAGCTGCGCTTCGGCGTAGGCCGGGTTCCGGACGAAGCCGACATGATCGAGTTTTACTTCCTGTCGGGTGACCAGCGGCTTTCCATTCATGTCGTCCGTCGAGTTCCGCACTGGAATAAAGCCGACTGAAAAGCCGGTCACCATGCCGTCGATCGCAAGCTGTCGTGCTTCTTCTCCTCGGCCGGTCCGTGCCAGGAGGAAGTCGCCGACGAGTCCGTCTTTCGTTTTCTGCCAGCCGGTGCTCATCCCCGATCGGCAGCCGGTCCGTGGCGTGTTGCTCGAGAAGAGGGATCTTCAAGCCTCGTTCCTTGATCGTCTTATCGAACGCTCCAGGGGCGAAACGCTCGAGGTAACGGCCGGCGTCGTAAAGAGCTCCGAACGGTGCCACGATCCCGACGAGATGGTGGCCGTCGTTGTCTTCTCGAACCTCGAAGTGTGCGAACTCGACGGTCCGGATCTCAAAGGCTGACATCTGTTACCTCCGTGTCGAGGTCGGCTTCGGTGCCGTTGTCGTCGTCCTCGAGGGCGAAGTCCTCAAGGTCGCGCACTTCGGCCGGCGTCAGGAAGCCGGCTCGGATCGCGATCTCGTAGCCCTGGTAGCGCGTGATCGTGTCGGCACGAAGCAGGGCATCCATCGTGAACCTGGCCTCCTGGCCGCGCGGAAGAAGCGTCGACAGGCTGGCTTCCATTCGGGAGATCCACGGCCGGAGCGTGTATCGCGCGAAGTGGATCGAGTCCTGGTTTACGTTCGAGTAGGTCATCGAGTTGGGCGCGGCGACTCCAGCGAGGAAGGCCGGGACGCCAAAGATGGTGCAGATCTGTTGCGCGGAATACTGTCGGGCGTCGATCAGCTCGAGGTCTTTCGGATTGAATGAAAGCGGCTTGTATTTCAGGCCGTTAGCAAGAATGGCCGGTCCCCGGTTACGGCCTCCGTTGTTCGCGATGAACTGGGCTTTCACCTGTTCGGCTTCGTCCTTACTCATGGCTTCGTCGGCCTCGAGGACGCCGACCGGCAGACCTCCGGCGTTGTAGACCTCCGAAGCGCAGTCTTCGCCGGCGATCGAGATTCCGATCGTGCGGCGATGGTGCTCGAGGACGCTCATGCCCATTGGTGAGCCGGCCTGCTGAAGCCCTCGGAAGTGGAGGATGTCTTCGTCGGTGTAGATCTGGCCTCCGACGTGATAGGTGAGTGTCGGTCCGTTCGCTCGGACGTTCACAGCGTCGGTCGCCAGGAGTACGGCTTGCCGGGGATAGCCGAGCGCGTCACGGTCGCCGAGGAGCCAGAAAGCGTTTCCGTGGACGAGCATCGACAGCAACGTCGACGCGATCATTTCGTGGCGTGTCATTGTCCGGTCCGGCTGATACAGGATCGCCGGCGTCGGCTCCACTTCGACGTTGTGCCGGTAGGCCTTCAGCGGAAGTGAGGCGATCGAGTCCGAGATCAGCTGGACACAGCGATAGGCGGCCGGGATGCCGAGAGTCGTCTGCACGTTGACAGTGACTGGACCCTGGAGAGGATTAAAGAATCCGTACGAGGGATACACGAAGGGAATGTCGCGTTCGCGTTGCTCCGGCTTACGTCGGGAGAAGATGCCCATAACCTCGTCACAGTACCATCGGCCGGCCTCTTGCCGGTTCCTGTCGATGCTTCGCCGCATGGTAGGCGAGAGTCAGCGCGTGTAGTGGTGTCAGGTCTGCTCCTGGGTCGGCACGCGACCAGAGCCACGAGGAGCCGACTGGTTTCTTTCGTGCAGCTGCACAGGACTCGTCGATCTTCGGATGTGGCCGGATTTGGACGGTTCCTGCCAGGAGCGCGTCGTAGATCGCGTTCGCGGCATAGCAGCAGTCGCGCGTCGTGTACCGGATGACTGGGATCTTTACGCGCTCGAGGTCGTCGGCGAGCAGGCCGGCCGGTCCGTATCCGTCGATGACGACGCGGCCTCCGTGTCGCTGGACGAGGTGCGCGAGCCGGTCAGCGATCCACTGCGTCCCTTCCCGGTTCTCGATGAGCTCTATTCGGCCGTGTTCGTCGGCGACTGCGATCGAGCCGAGCGCCCTGTCGAGGGAGATGTCGGCGGCGAAGACGAGCTGGCCGTCCGGTCCGGTCGGCTGTTTGCAAGCCTCGAGGAGAGCCTGAGGGATGACGCGCTCGTCTGTTTTCGTCCACTGATTCAGCCAGGAGCGACGGAAGTCGTTCTCGGACATCGTTAGCCGAGCCTGCCGGACGACCTCTTCGGAGATCGTGTGTCCGAGCGCTGGGATCGTCGCTTGCCAGACTGTCGGGTCGTCGATGTCGGCGTCCTCGAGGGCGCTCCACTCGAAGTAGCAGACGTCGCTCGTCAGGCCGTCCTCGACGGCTTGCCGGCCGAGCGCCACCTTTCGGCGAAGGTATGTCGATTCCGTCGTGCCGGCGGTCGAGACGACCCACAGCTGCGCGCTCGGCTTCGTCGCCATCGCCGGGATCATGGCCTGTTCTCGTCGGTCGTCCGTGTCAGCGAACGCCTCGTCGATCACAGCCACGCCGTCGATCGTTCGGCCGTGGCCGGCCACCAGCGAGTTATTCATCGCTTCGAGCCGGCCTCCGTTCCGGAAGTGGATGGCCTCCATGCCGACAGCGCGATAGACGCGCTTCACCAGCGGTCCGAGGCTCGAGGCCTCGAGCAGCGGAGCCCAGTCGTCGATCAATTTCCGTTTCGCGTCGAAGCCGGTCTGTGCCGTGTAGACGCTCCGCGCGTGGCCGTTCACCATGCCGGCCACCAGGACGCCGAGAAGCAGGCTCGACTTTCCGCACTGCCGGGGAACAGTGCAGACCACAGTCCGGTACGCCGGCCGGCCGTCGATCTGTTCGGTCGCAATCCGCGCGACGTGCTCCTGCCACGGCATGATCGGCGTTCCGAGCCGGCGCATGATGCCGGCGATCTGGCCGAGCTGGTTCGGCCGGTCAGGGGTCGCGGCGGTCGAGACTCTCGGCGCGCAAGTCGTTGAGAAGATGGGAGATGCCATCGTCGTCCTTTCCGAGGTCGCGGAGCTTGTCGAGTAGGCCGGCGTAC